AGTAGTCAATTTACCTGTCTGACCGTACCCACGCAACCCATAAAGCAACTGACTAGCAGTATCTTCAACCACAGCCGTAGCATTTACACCTACAACCTGAACTTTGTTATACAACTGCTCAGAAGCGTAAACAACTTCTAGATCAGTAAACGGAATACCTGTACCGTTACCGTAGGCTGTGCCCTGGCTGTTTGAGTCTGCAAAAGTTAGAACTGTAGCAGTAGACACAGCTGTAGCAACGCTAGTTAGTAAACCTGACTGACTTGCATAAACATCGCCACTCCAAGCAACTTCATACGCTGTTGAAGCCGAAGAAGTATAAGGGTTATAAGTTCCGTCAAAATAGTTCACGCTAGTACCTGCAGGCTCAACAATAAAACCATCACCATACACAGTGAAACTTGTTCCACCGGTCACGTTAGCGACAAACTGAACTCCGCCCACGCTAGAACCTGCAGCTGTAAGGGATGTCTGATAGTCAACCCATTGTGTTGTTGCTGTAGAAGAAACTGTTATTGCAGTTGAATCAGTTACAGCCCCAGTGTTATCAAGCAGAAACGCACTGATGTTGTATGTACCTGAAACGCCCCTAAGACTGCCTGCAAAAGTGTAGGTCAAACCTGTTTCGTTGTATCTGCCAGGGTTGATGTCTTTGTATTCAAATCCAACAATAGAGTCTGCAGGGACATCAGGGTCAACAACAGTTCCACCACGCCACAACTGTCCACCATACAAGCTAGAAATCGCTGTAGTAGGTGAACCTATCAAACTCCAGCCTGTAAACAAGTTATCGTTACTGATAAGCGTGGCTGTAGCAGGGTAAGCAACAAAGTTGTATCGCATGGTATTAGTCCACGCATAGTTAGTGAAACTACGATCCTTTAGCTGCATAACTGCCGAAGCGTTGCTGTAAAAGTCTGCAGGTTCACTTCTAGCCACATTCTGCAAATAACTCAAAACATTATCGCCAGGCGAGTTCACATCATAGCCAAGCAAAGTCTGCCCACCACGAACGCCACCATACTCCACAGCTGCAAAACCGTTGTAGTTCATCACAGTCTTGATACGGTCAGAAGTGCTCTCAACCTGCCAAGCAGTGCCACCAGTGAAAGAAGCGTTGCTCACCCGATACATCATGTCTAACGCTGTCAATGTAGCTGTACCGTCAAACCCTGATTCTTCATAGTTGAAGTCCCAGTCTTGAATAAACCCTGTAAACCGTCTAACACCGTTGCTAGAGATACGGATACGCCCTGCAGGTTGAACCAGCGTATAACCACCAGACACATACCATAAAGGGCTAGAAGTGTTTAGTGGGTCAAACACACGATTATTGTTTACAAAAGTAACTGAAACGCTACCTGCACTAAAGTCATCAAGATTACGGTTGATACCACGATTGATAGACACATTTTGAACATACTGAGTAACATCAACGTAACCACTAGATCCAAACTGTAACTCAACAAGGTAGGTAGGTAAAGGCATTATCTGCCAGCTTTACCAGTAAAAGGCAAACTACCATTTTGCTTCAAGTAAGAAGCAACAGCATCAACAGTTGCTTTAGGGTCAGCCTTAGTTACGTTGATAGTTACATTAGTTGCAGGTTTACCTAGAAACGCTTCTCTAAAGTTTGTTGCACCAGCAGTTCTAGGCAAAGCCATCGTGCCTGTGAAAGTACTTCCAACAATGTTGAATGTTTGACCTGTCTTAGCAGCTTGCTTGTTTATACCTTGTTCAGCAATAGTAGAAGCAGTCAAAGTTGCAACCTGAGAAGCAGCAGCAACCTTTAGAAGTGGTACAGCATTTGTAACATCGTCAACTGCAGAAATAGGAGTTTTACCTTGAATCAAAGTGATAGCAGAAACCAAACTTGCAATAGCCTTACCACCAGAAGCCAAAGTCATAATAGCTTTTAGAGCAATCAAAGCAGGCAACGCCTTTACAAGGGAACTAGCAATATTTGCGAAGCCCTTGACAGCATCACCATCACCGAAGAAACCAAAGAAAGTCTTTACAGCCCCAACAGTCTGCTCAACAGCATCCTTCACCTGAATAAACATTTGCCCTGCTTCAGTCTTAGGGTTAGACACATCTTCAAGAAACTTGCCCACCTGATCTATCGCCCCACCAGGCTTCATCATGGTATCTATAAAGTCCAAGATGTAAGGCAAAATAACTGCACCCAGTTTCTCTTGTAACTCACCAAACGCAACATTCATACGAGCAAAAGGGTCTGCCTGCTCCTGAGCTGCACCCTTCACAGCGTTAGTCAAATCACCGATAATGTCTTTAGATTTAGACAGTTCAGGGAACATACGCTTTAGGGAAGTTGTATTGCCGTTAAAGGCTTTGGCTAGGGCTGTGCTCACAGACTCTAAAGGCCTACCAGAAACGGCACTGGCATCTAACGCTAACTTCAGCAACTCTTGTGACTTCGCTGTTGAACCTGTGGCTCTGGCCAGACGTGCCTGGGCAGGTCTTAACTGGTCATCGGCAATACCCACTTGTAGAGCTAAGGTATCTATAAACTTATTGTTTGCTGCAACCTGAGCATTAGTAGCGTTAGCGTTACGAGTTGATTGTTTAGCAACTGCATAGACTTCGCATCAATAGAAGCAGCCTTAGCTGCATCCAACAAGCCATCAGTCATCTGCTTCAAACCAAAGCCAATACCCACAGCACCGAGAGTCTTAGTTAGGCCACCAAACCCAGCCTTAGCCTTCTTTAAACCAGAGTCATCAAACTTTGAGAGTAGTTTAATAATTACAGACATTAGCCAAGCCTTCTAGATACAGGTGCAGAATACTTATTCCAAGTCAATTTTACTTCCTGTTCCATACTAGGCAACTGCTTCTCACCTGCACGAAAGAAGAAGTTATATAAACCTGTGTTCTTGACCTTACGAATCAACGCTTCACCCTGACCATTATTCTTGTGCCTACGAGTACCACCCTTGTATGGGTATTCTCTGGTAGTTGCATAGCCTGGTCTGCCTGAGCCCCTACCTGCAGTGGCAACCATCGCAACACCAGGGGAACGTAACCAAATACCAAACAGACTGGTTACAGCTGACTTACGTGAACGGCTAGCACTAAAACGTGCAATAACGTTATCTGGAGCAATAACCTTGTTCTTGTATTTACCACCAGTCCAACTCAAACGGCCTTCACCGTTATTGTTTAGTTTTCTGTCATCCATAGCAGTAGAAGTTCTATTGACACTCATACCAGACATCGGGGCAGTAGCAGGAATAACGCTACGTATCTCACTTATCGCAGGCTTGGTAATAGCCTTCATGTCTTTTAACATGGCTTTCTTCAAACCAGGTTCAAGCTCATTCATGGCTTTCAAAATAGGTTTAGCATCATAAATAACGTTACGGTCATTCATTGTTGCTCCGTTGATACTTTAAGGCAAACAACATGGTATTTATCATCCGATCAGATTCAAGCATTAACACTGAAGGGGCAATACCAGTAGCAACAGATATATTCGCAATCAACCAATGATACGAATCAACACCCAAACTGTTTATTCTTTTGGGTCTGCAACCTCAACTTTGGCAACCAGTTCAATCCAGCCATCAAAGTCTTCGCCTGTTTTCTTCAGCCTTGTTACAGCAAGCCATGCAAGATAAAGAAGATGTGTGACCTTCTCAAGTTTGTCTATACCAAGATTGAAGCGATCTTCCCACTTCACAATATCTCCTGCAGAAGATAGAACTTCAATAACAGTTCCATCAGTCAACTCTATGCGTAGGTTTAGTTGATTCATTAGGCTGTCGCTCTCGCAATCGCACCTGTAGTAGGCCATGTGATGCTTAGCGTAGCCAAGTCCCCAACCTGCCCTGAAACAGGAGTTAAGTCTGTGACCAAGCAAATCGCAGTGTATGCAGGGTTAGAAGTTCCTACAGCTGAAGAAGAAGGCTTGATAACTACTGTTGCGTTAGCACCTAGTAAAGGCCACAAAGTAGCATCAACAGTTGCTGCAGCATAGTCTTGGTTGAAAGTAAGAGTTAGTGAACCTTCACGCAGACCTGCAACACGAGTAACCCAGCTGCTACCAAAAGCAGTAGTGGTCACATCGGTAGCTGTAGCCTTTAGTTCAACCTGAGTCAGGTATGAAGAAAGTGCAGTAGATCCGTTGATTGAAACGTTGAAATCTGTTGCGACAAAAATTGCCATTATTTATCCTTATCTTGCGAAAACTTGCACTGAAAACTCAGCACTCAAATAGTCTATACCGTTGATACTAACTGCTCCGTAAGCAGACAGTTCAGGCACAAACACTTCATAAGCGTTACCACCCAAACTCCGATCACTTTCCAAAGCAAACTTTATTGAACCTTCGCCAGGGGCAACAAGAACATCTAACGCAGCTTGAGCAGTACGCTCAGACACACGCCCCAAAACGACAGTAA